TGTAATACCCAGTATCGTAAAGGGCGTTCATCGTCATAGGAGTTGAACCATCAGTAACCACAGGACTCCAAGTCCCTTCCTCATAATCATCGAGGATTTCAGCAGTCATTCCAGCCGCTGGTGAGGCATCAGCAGAGAAATCAATACCTTTACCGTCCGCCATGACGATATCGTCAGAAGATGTAACACCAGCACAATGAACCGTAGCCCCTTTATCCAATGCCATCCACACTTCTTCAGTATCATTGTTTCCAAGAAATACCGTATCGTCTTGTGTAGCTTCAAAGTTATTACCAATGGCTGTAACATTGTCAAAGTTACCAGTGTTGATATCAACATTCGCACCTATAAGAGTATTATTAAAACCAGTGCTAATTTGCCTTCCAGCTTGATAACCCACTACTGTATTTTCGTGGGTTACATCGTTATTACCACCTAATAGAGCTTGATATCCAACAGCGGTATTACCATCAGACCCATTAACTAAAGCAGAACCAGATTGATAACCAACCATAGTATTAGAAGCTCCTGTAGCAGTAGTATCTAAACTTTGATACCCCACAGCCGTATTCCCAGCACCAGATGTGAGGGCTGTGAGAGCTTGATAACCAATTGCAACAGTTCCAGAAGCAGTAGATTCTAATGTTCCTGATAAACAATCTCCTCCTCCAATTGCTACACAATGTTGTACATCATTTGCACCAAAATCTCCGTGCATTGCGGTATAACCTATAGCTACGTTATGACTTGCGTTTGTAGTACACCTATCTAATGCAAAAGTACCAAGAACTGTATTATTTGTATATCCAGTAGTACCAGCCGCCCCTGCCCTTGCTCCTATCAGCGTATTATATCTTGAACCATCGCTACTCAGAGTCAGACCAGCCATATTACCTACAGCGGTATTATATCCATCACCAGAACTTGTTACACCAGAAAGAGCTTGATATCCAACCGCAGTATTATAATCTGAATCAGTAGCAGCATCGAGGGATTGATACCCTATTGCTACATTACCAATACCACTTGTGAGGGCTTGTAAGCTCATAGCTCCTACTGCAACTGTTCCAACTGCGTCTGCTGTAATATCAGCAAGACCTGCATTTCTACCAATAATAACCATTGAAGACCCAGCGGTTGTCACTCCGCCAGCGGATTGACCTATAAATGTATTGTCATCTCCACCTACCAAAGCATCACCTGCCAAATGCCCTATAATTACATTCTGGTCTCCTGTTGTTAAATCATTGCCAGCATTATCACCAATCAGTACATTATTTTCCGCACCAGCTGTAAGTGCCTCACCAGCTAAATATCCAAATACTGTATTTGAACCACCAGCATCATTATTCGATAGGCTGATGCGGGAGTTGACATCGAGAACCAGAATGTCAGACAATCCCGTCCATGTCGCACCTGCCTCACCAATGGTAAAAATCCCACCTTCATTTTCAAGATACCAATGTTCTCCATCACCGTCTACATCAGTATCTTGTAAAACTACTGTTGCATAAGATGCGGCTGCAATATGCAAATTCTGTACTGGTGCATCAGTTCCAATTCCGACGTTGCCACCATTAAACCAAGTATCTGCATTACTGTTGATATAAACAGTTGGAGTACCAGCGGCTCTCATTTGTATGCTACAATCGTCAGTTGACTCCCTTCTCAATGTCATTAACTCTGTCCCGCTTCCCAATAATCTTATTCCATAAGCATCAGTATCTACATCAGCAAAAATAGCGTGGGTAGATGCTGGAGCATCTATGTGAAGCGAAGCAGAAGGGGCCGCAGTTAAAATGCCGACGGAATTTGCTGATTTATCTACTACAAGAGTATTGCTGTCTACGTTAAAATCTGTTGTTGAATCTGTTACCTGACTAACGGCACTGTCTATTGTTGCCCCTGTATGGGTACTGTCATAATTTGCCATAATTTATTTCCTCTATATTACATTAAATATTTTTCCATCAGAGTCGTGGAACACGTCACCAGTGGATGTTAAAAAGTTTTTTGTTGCTTCCCATATTCTTACGGTATGTCTCTTTGCCAATGTTAAACCTAATTTTAACATTTTATCCTCCTAATAATCGCTTGAAAAACGATTTGACTTTCGTCCCAAAAGTCTTTCGTTTCACTGGTTTTCTTAAATTCAAGCGTAACATTAGCCAATGTAGGCTAAAATTTTTCCACTTGTAAGAGTCACCGCTGTAAAGTCACCATATACAACATCACCCTCCGAGAGGGTCATTGAAGCAGGGAGGTTATCACCAGTGGCACTGGTTGAGCTTGCTATCACGGCATCACCATGAACAGCTTTGAATGCGACCCAATTCCCCGAATGGAGACTTGTGTCTGTATAAGTATTAAAGCCACCTTGTCCTAAACCAAGGTTGCCTGATTGTTTTACGGAATATCTTCCTATGTCTGCCATCTTGTTCTCCTATTTGATGCCTTACCGAGCTGACACTTCTCATGGGCATCTGTTTAAAGGGGGAGGGCGTTACACCCTCCCCATAATGTTACCTATTAGGGATTGTTGAAATTAACAATCTGTCCTGCTGAATCGCCAGCACTCTGCACTAAAGAAGCTCCGAAAAGAACATCCGCAACCACGGAGGTTGAGAGATAATCTATATCGTATGCACTTTGCACTCTTGGAGCAATCTGCATTGCAAAAACAACACTATCTTTTGTGAAGATAGATGCTGATTCGTCGCCAGTACCACCATCATCGTCCCAATCGACAGAATAGAAAGCATCCATTCCCATGATTGAACCTTGACTACCCGTAGCGTGAGCAGAAGCTCTACCAGCTTCATTAGCAAGCGAAAATTCATCTAAAGCAAACAATGAATTGTAAGCCGCAGGTGAGCAATACAAATATGTCTCACTTGTATAATCAACACCAATATCCATTAAACTCTGCGTACCTGAACGGATTTCAGAAGAAAGTAATGTATTATCTGTTGCAAGCGTTACATCGTTAGCAGTTGCAGATTGAATAATATCTACTGCGAGATAATTTTCAACTTTCTTTGCCAAGGCATAGCCCATTGATTTTGCGTACATATTAAATAAGTCAGCACTTTCCTGTACCCGAACAACGTCTTCGATGCGTTTAGCTTCGTAGAAATGTTGATCAATGGAAAGGTCTGTTTTCCCATCCGTGTTAGCGGAATAGGTTACTGCTGAATCAGCCGATTTAGCTGCAGCAGTTTCTTCGTCTACTCTTGGAATATGAAGCGTATCGCCTCCACCAGAGAGTAAGGATGAAACATCTGTTACTTGATTTTTTAACGAGAATTTACGTTCTGCGTAATCTAAAATTGCGTCAGCCCATAATTCAGGAATAAAATTAGCAGCAGTTGTTACTGTTACATTAGCCATTTAATGACTCCTATCGTTTGTAGGAATCCACAATACTTGACCAATTACTGCGTTTTTCTTTAATATCCATCTTCTTCCATCCATCTTTCGGTATCTTTGTGTCTACCGTACCTGCATTATCAGGAGGATTAGGTTTAATAGATAATTCTTCAACAACATTTAAAAGATCAGCAGTATTGAGATTCTTAAATTTTTCTTGTTTTCCTTCAGGAAGTTTGCTTAAAGCATCTGATCGAATTTTACCATCCAAGACATCAAATTTATCCTTGAAAGGTTTATAGGAATCCACTTCTTTTTGAAGTTCGGCATTTAACTCTTGCCATTGTTCCCGTTTTTCGAGTTCCGCTTTCTTTGCCCCTTCCTCTTTAAGTTCATAGGCTTGAATCTTATCACGGAGAGCATTACGCTCATCAATGACCTCATTCAACCTTGAACGGGGTATACCATTTGCCTCGGGTTTTGTCCCTTCTGCCTTTTTTACGTCTGTATCGACTGTTTGTTCATCTGACATTTTAAACCTCTTTAGTGAGTTAATAAAAATACACTTGCATTAAATGTATAGTATAATATATATTATAAATAACTATAATGCAAGAAAAAAATTACGATTTTAAAAAAAAGTGGTTTGAGTATCTTGGATATACACCGCATGATGGTCAGTTAGCTCTACATTATCCTTCTAAACCAGATGCACGTTTTCACATTATGGTGTGCGGAAGAAGATTTGGAAAAACTTGGGCGAGTGCGATGGAAGCTTGTTTTGTTGCGTCCCAACCCAATAAAAGAGTATGGGTTGTTGGAATGTCTTATAAAAAAGCAAGGTTAATCTTTAGGGAGATATGGCAGAGAATGGTTATTGGTCATGGAGATGACATTGTTCGATCATCTGAAAAAGATATGTATATCAAATTCAAATGGGGAACAACCGTTGAAGGCATGAGTGCTGATAACGCAGATAGTCTCGTCGGCGAAGGCTTGGACTTTCTGGTGATCGACGAAGTGGCAAAAATGAATAAAAAAATTTGGGATATGTATTTATCACCAACTGTTGCTGGACGCAAAGGTAAGGTAATCTTTATTACAACCCCAGAGGGGAGAAATTGGGTTTACGATTTATACAAGCTTGGAGAAATAGACGATGAATGGGAAAGTCATTCTGCCCCATCGTGGATCAATCAATATGAGTTCCCCCTCGGAGAAAGTGACCCTGCGATTATAGAGCGTAAACGCAATATGTCGAAAGAATTATTTGGACAAGAATTTGGGGCTGAATTTTCAGTCTTTCAAGGTAAGGTATGGGATTTTGATAGAGAATTGGATGTTGGTGAGTTTTCTTATGATAAGGATTTACCCACTTATTGCTCAATCGATTTTGGCTACCGTATGCCTGCGGTATTATTTATACAAACTCAATGGATCGGGGACACTGAACATATTAGAGTATTTGATTCTATTCTTCACAAAGAAAACATCAAAACAGAAGATTTAATTAAGATGATCAAAATTAAAGGCTATCCTATTACTTCGTTTTATGGTGACCCTGCGGGATCGAGCGTCCAAGGGCAGTCGGGTGCGGGAGATATGGAAATTTTTAGGAGAAGCGGAATTAGAATCCTATGTATGAGAGATAGGTTGAGTAGGAACATAACCTCAAGCGTATCTTATGCGAGAGGGTTTTTTGAAAGTGCAGAAGGGACTCGACGGGTTCATGTGGATAAAAAATGCACAGATGTTATAAAAGATTTCGAGGAATACCGTTATCCAGAGACAGAAGATGGTAAGCCAATAAAGGACGAACCAGTAAAAGACGGTTATCACGATCATGGATGTGATGCCTTCAGGTACTTTATCACTAATAGATTTCCCATGAAAAACACAGTAATGAAAAGGATTCAAAGATGATTGAACAACTAATTAAAAATAAATTAACAGAAGTTAAGCTGTCAAATGCCCATGCAAAGCGAGAAGAAATAAGAAAGTTTTTAGACTATTATTCTGGTACGTCTACTGAATCTTATATTAAAGATTTCTTTACAGGGGAGGCTTTTACAGAAATTCCCCCTTCTGTTACAAATTTTACACGTAAGTTTATCAATAAAATAAGTCGTATTTACACTTTAGGTGCAAAAAGGACTGTCGGCAATAAGACGAGTGCCTACAATAAACTTATCCCAACTAAAGATGTGAGGATGAAACATTCAGAAAGGATGACTCGCTTACTGGGAACTATTGCCAATAGAGTCTTTTGGCAGGAAGATAGATTCGACTATCGACCAATTTATTATTTTGAAACATATTTTGGAGATGATCCATTCAAACCAGAGGCAATTATCTACCCCCTTCTAAATAAGACATCTGATTTATCAAATACAACTAAATTACAATGGGGATATTGGGATGCTGAAAAATATGCCGTACTTAATGAGGATGGGAAAATTTTAAGTGAGCAACCAAACCCATACGGTATTTTACCGTTTGTTTTCACCCACAGGGAGGATCAGATTGATTCTTTCTTCGTTGAAGGTGCGAGTGATATTGTAAATTGCAATGAACAGGTCAATATAGGGCTTACAGAGATGAATCTCGGGATGAGATTTAATATGTTCGGTCAGCCATGGGTAAAAGGGCTTCGCAGTGACCAAAACTTAATGAGAGCGGGTTCTAACGAAATACTTGATATGGGCGATGAAGGAGAATACCACGTAACCTCCCCAAGTGGCAATGTGCAAGAATCGATAGATAATATTAAATTTCAAATTGAACTTGTAGCTTCTAATAATCACTTATGGGTTCAATGGGCAGAATCTGGCGGTGAAGTCCCTTCGGGAATTAGTCTAATGATAAAAGACCTCGAAAGAAAAGAAGATTACTTTGATGACATAGCCCTATGGAGATTATATGAAAAAGATTTTTATTCTGTGGAAAGAATTATTGCTGAATATAATGGTATTATGTTACCTGAAGATTTTGGAATCGACTTCGAGGAAGTGGAATATCCGACAACAGTACAAGACCAAATCTTAAAAGATCAATTCGATTTGGAACAAAATTTAATTACTCGTGCCAAAATTATGGTAAGAGATAATAAAGACTTAACAGTCAAACAAGCACAAGGAATAATCGATGACAACAGGCAAACCAACGAAACAGAGTCAAAACAGTCAATCTTTGCTCAATTCCGTCAGGAAACTGGATCAGATCAATGATATTGAATTTGAATTAGAAGGTAATATTGCTGAAATAATCAAAGACCCTTCTGCTTGGGGAGAGCGTCAGGTGGAAAGATTGATTCTCCAGTATCAGGATGAATATTTTGAAGCGAAAAAATTAGGGGAGGATTTCTGGAATGAAGTTAGAGATAAAAGTCGGGGTTGATTTCGGCAAACTTGCCAGTGATATGCCTAAGTTAATTGATAAATTTGTATCCGATAGTTTTGTCGGGACATCTGTAGAGTTATCCAAAGATTTTATAAAAAGCGGCAAGGTAAAACCAAAACTTAAACAGTCTACAATAGATAGGCGTAAAAGAGGTAAATATGGTGGGAGTACGCCACTCTATGAATCGGGGGCTTTACACGACAGTCTAAAGAAGACAAAAGATGGGATGGAGATGGTTGGTTATGC